GCCCTGTATTGTGCTGCATAGAGTCTAGGAGCAAAATACTTAATAGAGTCTAGAGTTTCTATATCACCCCCATTAGTAGCACCTGAAACAGTGTTTATTTTAGGATTCTTAGCATTTACAAATGGTGTTCCTGTAGCACTTTCTAAAGTTCCAGAAAATACGAAGTCTTTAGGTCCATTTCCTTGTAAACCATCAGTAACAATATATTGAACTGTTATTTTTGCTCCATTTTCTATTTTTTTACCAAAAATACCATCACCAAACAAAAGTTCATATCTTTCGTCCTGTATTTCTTGTATTAAGTATGTTTCCGAATTTGCATCAATATTTAAAATATTATCAATTTTTCTATATGGAGTACCAATTAAACCACTGGTTTGTTGTTCTGCATCTGCAACATACACATATATTGTTGATGTATCAATAAAAGAATTATCTAATATAAATCTTTGATCTAATGATTGATTAACAATAAATGTTTTAGTTAAATATGTTCCTTGATATATTTCAATAGGTTCATTTCTACTACCAAATGATACTTTTCCACCTTGTGGGGTTCCACCTGCATCAAATTCTCTATTAGTTGTAAATACCTCGATATCTTCTGGTATAGAGAAACTAACTGTTGTATTATCTTGGTTCCCAGTGCCCACTAATCCTGCTTTTAAGATTAATGAAGAGGTTAATACATTATCAATATCATTAATATAAACAGATGCCTTAGAAGCGGTTCTAGAGCGTGGTACATAACCTATATTTCTTGCTAAAGAAACAACGTTTTCCCTGACAGTTGCAGAATCTAAGAAGGATTCATTAACTACCATATTGGAGTTAAACGCTGTAATATAGGTATTATACGCTAGAGTATCAATTAAGACGGAAAAATTGGAACCTTCGAAGTCAAAATCGGTAAAATTCGAGTTTGCACGAAGATAATCCTTAATAGATGTCTTTATTTGCTCAAAATCTAGGTTTGTAAATTTAGTAACAGGCATATTATCTAGTGGCTTCTAATATGAATTGAAATGCTTGGGTAGGAAATTGCTGTCCAATGATGTCAAAGTATATATTTACTTCAAATTCGTTTCTATCTGGTCTAGGAAACACCTCAACTTGTAAATTATCTACTCTTGGTTCGTAATTATCTATTGTTGTCTCAATTTGTTGCTGTATGACTGAGGCAGTACCAAAATCTACGAAGTCAAAAAGACTAGATCTAACGTCACTACCCAAATTTGAGTTAAAAAACCTCTCTCTAGGGATAGTTTGCACTAAATTTCTTACAGATCTCTTGATTGCGTTCGCATCTTTGAGTACTGGGATGTCTTTTGTTAGGGGATGCATGTTAAAGGACAGACTAATATCTTTAAATGATCTAGATATCCTTGTTTTCATTCATTTTAAGCAGTTTTCTAGATTTATTTATACTCATTTTATCGAAATATTTATTAAGCATTAAAAAATGCCCCCGAAGGAGCATTTTTCGTCATTTTCCTTGTCCTCTGTACCTTTTGCGAGCCGAGTTACGGGATGTTGCAGAGTATTTTGAGTGTTTTCCGTTCCCTTGACGAGATTTTTTCGGAATTGCCTCAACAAATACAACACCATTTAGTCCAGTTTTTGCTTTTGCCATAATTTTTTAGTAATTTAAGTAGTTCCAACACCAACGTTGTAGATTCCGTACTCATCTATGGTTGTCCAAGGGAGTCCATCTGCCATTCTAGGCATTTTCATAAAATCTTCTATGATTTTTTCCTTAAGTTGAAGAATTGTACACGTCATACCAGGAGGTTTTTCAATTGCCCATTGTGCTTTTACCCATTCTAAGACTTGACTTTCAGTAAGATCCTCATATGGTATCATAGTACCTTCAGGACGTTTAAAATCACAATCACCACCCACTGCTACTTGATGTGTAGCATCTTCAGTATCAGTTCCAATTATACGAACTAATGCTTTTAAAACATAACCATCAGATGTTTCTCTACGTAGAGATGTAATGCTCCATTCAGTTGTATAAGTCATTTTACTATTTCTGTTTTTAAATCTGTTGGGTGGGGTATACCAGTATCATAATAATCTTGTGCTAAGTCTTCAAGTTTATTAAAGTATTCTTCCTCTGTAAGGTTCTCAAAGATTATCGAGTCGTTACAGAGGATATTGTACTTAGATGACTCTTGGTTTTTCATGTCCTACTCTTACACGAGGATCGCACCAGATTTCAAAACCTGCTTCTTTTGCATCAAGACAGAAAGAAACGTCCTCACCGCACATATCTTGCACTTCTCCTGATTCGAAGACTTGCATCTTGGGTGCGAACCATGGATACTTCATTTCCTCATGCTCAAAGACACCTTTCTTAATTAAAAGCCATCCGAAACCTGTATAATCAACTGTGAAAGGTTTGCGACGTTTGGATATACTTTCGACGGTTTCGTGATTCATCACTCCACCGTTACTACGAAAATCTTCCTCATCTAACCAATGTGCTACAGAAGTAGTTCTACCATCTTCGGTAGCATACCATCCTGCTGCTAAATCCTTTTCCATTAATACTAATTGCCAAAACTTCTCTGAGTTAAAAACAATATCAGAGTCAATCCACAATTGCCAGTCGTACTTAAGTTTACCATCCCATGGTAACTGATCTGGACCTCTAAGAACATTAGCACCAAGACACTTACATCTGGCAAAGTTTACCATAGATGAGTAATCCTGAGATATCTGAATACTTGCTCCTGATTGTACTAAGTCAAAACAAAGTTGTACAAATGCCTTTAAGAAAGCATATGAAACTCCTCTACCAGGTAAACAGAATACTATTGATTTTCCTTTTACAAGTTCCTTTGCTTTATCAAAATCCCATTCTGGTGCTTTATTAACTGCTGGTGACTTTGCTTTTACTGTAAATCCTTTAGCCATAACATCTTGTAATTGTAATCATATCATACTCCATTATATAGTATTTGTCAATGCAAATCTATATTAAATGATAGACATATTCTAGGTTTTCTAAACTCATGTGAATGAACTTCATGTTCTATGTCTGAAGGAAATACAACTATATCACCAGCAGATGCATTAATAGTTGTTTCAATAGGAATATTTAACTTCTCAAGTACATTCCATCTTTGATGTGCTATTGGATTTCTTATCTTTAATAATCCATGATTATCAGTCATATACCATATAGCTGCTAAGTCTGTCATAGGATGAGTATGTGCTACATTATAGTTACCCTTATAGTTAATATTCAACCACCAACAATTTACTTGAAATCTTGGTAAAAACTCTAATTTATTAATAAAGTAATCAGCATACTCGAAAGGTATATCATCTACACCATTAGGTGCAGGACTTTGATATCCTCCTACATTTGATATATGTCGAGAAGCATTGTTTCTTTGATATTCTTTTGTCCATTCATACATTCCCTCAGGGACTTCTCCTGGAATTATCCAAAGGGGCGTTTCGAAAATTTTAGTAGGATGCATCTGCTAGTATACTGTAATCAAATTCAACTTTTTCATAAGTTATCTCATCTTTAAAATAAGACTTATATATTCTACCCCATATTATATCAAACTCCTCTTCATTCAAATCTTTGAATAAACACTTGTCTTGCAAGTATATGTGGTAGGTAGGTT